GACTGGGTAAGTCAAGGTAATACAAACACAAACAATATTGAAGAAAAATTCCAAACTTATTTGAAAGAGGTACATCATGAAAAAGTTTACAAACTTGAAAAGTGTCTTGAGCTCAATCCTAATTGGTACGTGCCTATTAGGGACGACTCCAGTTCAAGCTGAAGAGAAGATCACTAAAGGTTACTACAGTATGGATGCAATGGGATGTATGCTACTGGGAGAATGTACAGATGGAATCGAAGAAGTCTTTAGTCTCTTGGATATCTCTAGTCAGTATCCTAATACTGATTCTTTTTATCCTGTTTCTCTTGAGTTCAACTCAATGCTCGTTGCCCTTAACCAAATCGGAGTTAAAGTGTTTTTAGCAGATGAGAAGTATTTTCCAGTAGGACATCGTGGTGTCTATCATACTGTAAGTAATAATTTCTTTCTTAATAAAACATTTATGGGTCGTCCTGGTGTACTGATGAGTGTTATGCGTCATGAAGGTTGGCACGCTGCACAAGATTGTATGGCAGGCACAATTGATAATAGTATGATTGCTATCATCAAACCTGCAGATGAAGTGCCAGCATTGTGGCAAGAGATTGTAGAACGTACATATCCACCTTCAGCACAACCATGGGAGAAAGAAGCAACTTGGGCAGGTAAAACTGCAGGCATGACTCAGGACGCACTTGAATCATGTGCGAGAGGCACGATGTGGAGTGATTATGAACCCACACCTATGACCCGTGAATGGTTGGAAGAGAACGGGTTTATTAAATAAATAAAAGAGCCTTGCTCTTTACTCATGGAGTCAAATCCACAGAAGAAAGAGGAAACCAAAAAGGAAAATAAATTTGAATGGGCGGATGAGGGTGTATCAACTCTCGTCCGAGTTATCATACTTGGTTGGTCAGCAGCAATTCTGACTCTTAATTATGTAACTGTTCCTGGTATTCCTCAGAAAAATATCGATCCCACATTTATTGCCAGTGTCTTTACTGGAACTTTAGCTACTTTTGGAGTCATGCCTTCTAAGAAGAAGGATGAAAAAGAATCAAAACAAGCACCTACATTGGAGAAGAAAGACAAACAAATTGATTGATCTCCTAAGTTAGGAAGTTCAAACAAATGGTTGATTTATAAGACATAATCTCCTATAGATAGTGTAGTCGCAAGAGAAATATGAAATTCTTCTTCGCATTTTTGGCTACACTATTTTTTGCGCTTCCCGCATGGGCAGTAGATGTGAAAATGGGTGCCAATGGCAACCTAGCATTTGAACCTAACGAGATTACAATCTCTGCGGGTGATACAGTTCACTTCATCAATGAAGCATTACCTCCACATAATATTATTGTAGAGGCACGTCCAGATCTTTCCAGAGAAGCACTATTGTTTGCTCCTGGAGAAACACAAGACGTTGTATTTGCTGACGCAGGAGACTATAATTTCTTCTGTGGTCCTCATCAGGGAGCAGGTATGACTGGTGTTGTACATGTAAATTGAGTTTTAATTAAATGAAAGTCGGATTGATCGGTCTAGGTAGAATGGGTGAGGGTATGTCTCGCCGCATGATCAAAGCAGGTATTGAAGTCTGGGGTTATAGAAATAACTACGAGAAAGCATGTGAACAATATGATGCAGGATATGTAAGTGGTGTTACTACTTCATTACAAAGTCTTGTTCAGGCAGTTAAATCTGATGGCAAGCAATTTACTAGTGCTGGTAGAGTTCCTGGTATTTTTCAACTTGTTATTCCAGCAGAAACAGTAGAGGATACACTCAATGAGTTACTACCATTACTTAGTGATGGAGATATTGTTATTGATCATGGCAATTCCAATTTTAAGGATTCGAGGAGGAGAGCACTCCGTCTTGAGAAATTGGGTATCCAGTATATTGACTGTGGTACTAGTGGTGGTGTTTATGGTTTGGACCGTGGATTCTGTCTTATGGTTGGTGGCAGAAGCAGTGCAGTCGATGTATGCCGCCATATCTTCGATGCACTCTCTCCAGGAATTGGTGCTGCCCAACGCACAGGAGATGGTTCATATGTAATGTATCCAGAAGAATATGGATGGATGTATTGTGGTGATCCTGGTGCAGGTCACTTTGTGAAGATGGTTCACAATGGTATTGAGTATGGAATCATGCAAGCATATGCAGAAGGATTTAATATCCTGCATGAAGCAAATGCTGGGGCAGCATACGTTGCTGCAGGTGATGCTGAGGTTGCTCCAATGGATAACCCAGAAGATTATTGTTATGATATCAACGTTGCTAAAGTGGCTGAGTGTTGGCGTCGTGGTAGTGTGGTGGGTAGTTGGTTGCTCGATCTTACCGCTGATGTACTTAGGAGTGATCGAGAACTTAGCAAGTTCGATGGAGGAGTATCAGACTCTGGTGAGGGTCGTTGGACGGTTCACACTGCTGTGGATCTTGGCGTACCCGCTCCTGTCATCAGCAGTGCTTTGTTTGCGAGATTTGAGTCACGCCGTTTGGGTGCTTTCACATCCAAGGTTTTGAATGGAATGAGAGCAATGTTTGGTGGTCACGATGTTCGATAGTCCAGAAGCACCTACAGAAGGTGAAGTTGACAAGTGGGGGTTTACAATTAAACCCACCATTAGTGATGATGAATTAATTCTTCGATGTTTAAAGAATGCTCCATGTGGATCTGACAGAAAACAGGCAATTAAGTTAATCAAAATCTACGAGGAAAAAATTCAATGACCTTAGCACATGTCCTACTTTTCGGAACAATACCCTTTTTATGTGCCACCGCATATTTCGGGTACAGAAAAGGTGAAAATAACTATTATGAAACCGACGCCTACTCAGGAAATGGAACAGCGCATTAGAATGAGGTTTGCGTTTGCCATGTCATCATTCGGTAGAATGTTTTTACCTCATGGCATAACACCAGATATGAGATCATTGTGTAATGAATGGTCTCAAATTGAAGAACAACCACCCCGTGGTGATTTGTATGAAGTTGATCGTTATTTTTTAGAACTTTGGAAAAGTAAAAACGAATCAGTCAAATGAACCATGCTATTTTCTCTGGACTACTTTTATTGTGCTGCATAGTGGCAAGTATTACATGGGGTTTGGAATATGCATATCCAGTCTGAATTATTAATCATTACACTCTACTGTTTATTTGGATTATTTTTATTCATCTTATCGGTTTTACAAGAATGATGTTACAGTTTGCTAGGTTTTGTGGAACAGTATTAAACAATCCCTTTGGTATTGGTTTTCTGGCATGGTGTCTAGTTTTCGTTCCTATCATAGGAATGCACCTAGTCCATAAATACGGATGGGAACATTGGGAACCCTTTAATAAACACAAGTGATGCCACACAGAATGTCTGAAATTAAACCACTACATTATGTTTCTGAAAGAAAATGCCAGGAGATGATTGATGATGCCATACGAAAACATAATCGTAATGCTGGAATTATCAGTATGTGTGTTGGTTGGGTTGTTCTCGCACTTTTTGCTGAGGGTCTTCTTCGACTCATTGGAGTAATTCCACCACTAGCACCTTGGTTAAAATTTGATCTTTTATGTACATAAATACAGGCAGCAGCACTAAAATCTTTCCATAAAAAATGAATAGGGAACCAGACTACACAGTAGATCTAACAATAGAAGATGTACGTCTACTACATCACTGTGTAATAAAAAGGCTGGAAATGTGGGAAGGGTCTCCTGCTAGACCACCAGAAGAACAAGAACATTTATGGTATGTGAGAAATTCTCTTTACCGAATGATCTTAGATTATCAATTTAACGAATTATGAATCCAGTAATTTTAATCGGTTGCTTCACTCCACTGGTTATCATTTTCATAGTAATGAAACTTGCCGTGTGGGTATCTGCAGTTAATTCAGAAAATACTTATGTCGGAAAAGAACCCTTTAGAAAACGAGGACCGTATGTGGCAGACGCATATGCAGACGTTGACGAGGAGGAAGAGGAATTTACAGATCGCACAGATTATAGATAAAGCTTTATATGAATACTACGTGGTAGAACGTGGACAAGAAGTTCCGAAATGGAGATATATGAAAGATCAAGATTGGTGGATAGAGTATTTAAAAGATTTAGGAATTGATCCGAGGAACCCATGAATTTTGAATTAGATATGGAGGATTATGCAATTATCCTCAACGCATTACACTACTATAAGAAAGTTGAGAAACGAGGAAACTTCAAGCAGTATAATGAAGAACGTGTTAATAAGTTAAGAGATAAGATGGCATATCAATTAATACCATCTCCAAAGAGTGGTAATAGATTGTGAGTGCTGTATTTGTATTTGGATTTATCATCCTACTTACTATAGGAATGGAACTTACCTGGTCAGTTAAGAAATGAATTTACTACTCCGTCCTCTTGATAATGCTAACGATCCTGTGTGGTCGGTAATCATTATGGTAATAATGGCACTAGGTCTTGCTCTGTTTGTAGTTGTATACATATTAAGACTATCATTTGCAGAGTTAGAAGATGGGAGCAATGACACCACCGAGCAGGAAGAGCTGCTACAACTTCCGAGTGACGGAGATCAACCGTGTCCTTGATGGTGATACTATTGATGTCACTATTGACCTCGGGTTTGATTTATACAAGAAAGAAAGAGTTAGAGTTGCAGGAGTTGATACGCCAGAGAAGAGAACGAGAAA